TTTTTTGTTGCTGATTTTGATATTTCATTTGTAATAGTTTTTACATTAGTTGTAACTAAACTATCTTTTTTTATTTGTTCTACAACAACTTTTCTGCTACTACAAGATATAAATAATATACTAAATAGTAAAATAATTATCCGCTTCATATATTCGTCTTTTAGTTAATCCAGCTAGTTTTTTAGTTCCTACTTTATCCCACTTTAAAAATTCAGTTCGTATTGCTAAATCATTATGATTAGCATTTACTTTTTTTAATAAAGTACTATTCATGAAATTACCCATTCCTACATTGTAAGCAAAAGAAACTAAACTATTAAATTGATTTTGATTAAGTGGTGATGTAACACAAACAGAAACACGTTTAGCAAATTTATCAGCTATTGATTTAAACATTTCAAAAGCATCTGATTTAGATATTTCTTTGTCTAATAATGTTACCTTTTTACCATTTGCGTAAAATGTATTTCCATATCCTATTGTAGCTAATTTAGCAGGACATAAATAAGGCTTTGCACTAAAACCCTCAAACTCACATATAATTTGATAACCGTTGTTATTCAGTTTCATTTTTACGTTTTTTTATCCAATCTATTATTTTTATGCTTGTGTATATTATTGAAAGTAATAATAACAAAATCTTTAAACTAGCTTCTACATTGCTTAATGAAATTATAAATACACTTGCATTTAATAAATAAATCTTTAAATTATCAATCATTTTCTTAATTTTTCAACTATATTAGTAACACCTTCTATTCCAATGTATGCTGTAGCAATAATAACCCAATCAGATGAAGTTAAAGTTCCAAAAAACAAACCACCACAAGCTACAATAAATACTAATAATTTACGTGAAATCCATTTGTTTAAAATTAAATCAAATTGTTCTTTACTCATAATCTATAAAAAAGTTAAACTATTAGTAGTAATATAATTTGTAATTGCATTAAATATTAATAATCTACCAGCATCATTTACGTGAACACCATCAGGTGTATATGTACTGCCTTGAGTAACGGGATTCCAAACGCTACCTGTTCCTGCAATATATTTAATATAAACTTGTTCTTGTGCTGAATAACTATTTACAAGTGTTTGCATTGCTGTTCTATATGTTACCAATCCAGCTTCTGTAGTTACATTTGTAACTGGAAAAGAAGCTAAAATTATAATATAGCAAGTAGGATATTTTTTACGATAATAATTAATCATTTTAGTAACATTAGATACTGAAGTAGCGGTGGGAATAGATTGCCCTATATCATTCACCCCGTGTTCTATAAATAAAAATTTCGGTTCTTGCTTAAAATCATACCAATTATTAAAAAGCCTAAAATCATTCATTGAATTTGTTTGGCTTCCACCAATAGCTTTATTTACAACTCTTGTATTTATAAATAAATTGTCTTTTAACCAATTTTTTAATAGATAAGTATAATTATTTCTAAAAGTAGTACAAGCAGTTCCGTTAGTTATAGAAGTTCCAGCCCATACCATTGGTCTAGAAGAAAAATCAGTATCATTTGAAATTGATACACCGTTTATAACACAACCAACTCTAATTGGTAAAATATTTTGAACAGTTAATGTATATGTTTTTGTTCCATTATTAGCTATTACATCGGTAGTTGTCATTGTATAAGTGTTACCTGTTTGGGCTAATGTAAATCCAGTTCCACTTGCTGAAACAAAATTACAGCCAATAGGCATTTTATCTGATATTACTAATGAACCAACTGACGATGCACCCGAATAATTTGTAATTGTTACAACAACAGAGTAGGTTTTTAAATTATTATTAATAGTTGTTGTGTTTGATTTAGTAACAACAAAATTAGATTGATTAACAGTTGCATAAATTGAAGATGGATTTGATTGAGGTACATCAACAACAGAAATATTACCAAATTGGTCTATTTTTTGTAAACTATTTACTGGAATAGTTGTAGTTCCATTCACTAAATATTGTGTAAACATATTTGTGACTGGAGTGTTAAATGTAGAAAAAAGCTGTGTTACTTGTACAGTACAAGGTGTATCGCTTGTTACTACTATTGATTTTATGTATAGTGCATTATCAATATTTAAGTTTCCCTTTGTAGAACCTAATGCATCACCACCAGAAACTGTGTTTCCATTCCATAAAAATCCTGATGTTTTAGTTTGACCAACTGGATAAAGAATTCCCTCTACTGCTAAATATTCTTCAAAATCATTATAACCGTTATTAACTACTGGAAAATTTGCCATATTTTTTTTATTTATTTATTAATTATCTGGGATTGATGCTATCCATTCTCTATTTCCGTTTGATTTCCAAAAATAAGTAGAGCGTGTATAAGATTTATTTTCGTCATTTGTAACTGTGTATATTGTATCAAATATTGGTGTGCCATCTGCAATCATTAAAGCATAGGTACTTTTAATTATGCTTTTTACAACAGCTATTGCACTAACTTGATTTACATTAACAGTAATTAAATTAGGTGTAACTGTTATAGCAACCGTTTCTGTAGTTTCGAAAACATTAATATCTATTATATCTGCCATCTTATCTTGTTATATCGCATTTAACTAAAAAACTACCTTCTATATATGTCTTAACATCACCATTCGAAAAAGTTATTTCTATATCATATAAATAATTATATGCAGGAATATTTATTATCTGTTTGTTAATTGTAAATAAACCACTTGCAGCATTAGTTATTGTTAAACCAGCAGAAGAAACTGATGTAAAAGATAAAATAGGAATACCACTGCATTCTTTTTTTAATTGCATTTTAATAACCGCTCCTGTTAAACTTAAAGCAACTGCGTTTTTAATTACTGCAAAATTTACTGCTTCAAAAGTATCGCCTTGTATATGTGAAAAGTTTAAACTCATTTGTTTATTTTATTTAAAAATATAAGTAACTTATTTATATTTTCTTGTTTTGGTTTATATGTTTCTTTTTTTTCCATAATTATAAAACCCATCCAACGAAATTACTGTCTTTATCTGGGTACATATCAGCATTTGAATTAGAATTGTATTCAGGAAAAGAAACTTGGTTAAAAGTCATATAATCTATAAATCTGTTTGTATAACTTTGTGCAACTTGTCTTTCTTTTTCAATCAAGAAATCTATTTCATTTTTTTCAACTGTTGTACTGTTTTCAGAATTATGTTTGAATACTCCTTTATTTGATACTTTATACGCTGCGTAAGGCAAAAACTCCACCATTGACCAGTGTATTACCATTGGTTTAATATAGTTGCTTAAAAGCGTTGTATATGGTGCAGCTAAATTACCTGCTACAATTCCATCGTTAATTTTGTTGTATAGTTTAGTTCCTAAATAATTTTGAATATGTAATTGTTGCGCTTGATAAATATATTGTGTGTAAATATCAGGGTCTAAATTACCATTTAAATTAGTAAATTTAACTATGTCGTTTGTTGTTATGAATAATGCTGTAGCCATATTTTATCCTTTATAATTTGGGTGATGTCCTCTGTTTGGCATATCTATTGGTGCAATTTGTGCTTCACTCCATCCACTTGGATTTGGATTGTAACCTGCAATAGAACTTACTTCTTCACTTGAACTTAATGCTTTGTCTATATATGGTGTGCCATCAGTTTTAGTTTTTAATCTATAAAGATTCTCATTCCATACGTGTGAACAATTAACTCCACCCTTATATTTAAACAAAGAATAATTCTGACCATTATGTCCAAACTCAATATTTACACCTTTAAAACTAGCTTCGTCTATATCTTCTTTTCTATAAACAATTCCGTTAGCAGTTTTTGTCATCATTCTTTTGCAAAAATCCCTTGATTTACCACTTGAATACTTTTCAAAATATTCATATCGTACTTTATAATTTCCTTTGTCTAAAGAACTTTTTGCACTTGGTTTTGATGTTATAATACCAGCTAATTTTTGAAATAAATTTTCTTTGTTTTTTATTTTAGAATTTGCCCATTCATCAATAGAAACATTAGAATCTGAATATTCTCTTTTATCTACTAATTCCCATTCATCATCAATAGCTTCGCCTTCTAATATTTTAAGTATATTATTACCTTCTTCATCTGAAAAATCTTTTGACATTTTAACACCTGTTTCTTCTTCTGTAGTTTCTTTATTCATTCCTTCAGTATCTACAAACTCCAAAGGTTGTATAGTTTTAAAGTATAATTTTAAAGATATGTCATTTATTGCTAATATTTCGTCTAATGCAGCAACTATTTCTAATTGATATGGTTTTATAACTATATTGTCAAATAATAAAGTAGCAGTCTTTATTTCGTCTGCATTGTTACCTAAACCACCATCACCTGTTCTAATTCCTAAAAGCATTGGACTTGTTACCCTATGTCCTACTATTAATTTATCAAAACATTCTTTACTTAAATATTCGTAATGTGCTGGTGCATCTGTTAAAGGTAAATCATCAACTGTAGTTTTACTTTCTGCATTGTTGTTAAAAGCTATAATTACTTTTTCACCTTTTGCACCTGTTAATTTACTTAATACTTCACGCTTTGTTTTTTCTCTTTGCTCTTCGTCTGGAACTCCGTTATTAAAGTTGATTATCTTTGTGCCACTAAAACCATTTTGACAATCGTTTATTTGATAATCTGCTATGTTTTCTTCTAATAAAGCGTAAGGCAAAGCACCTGAATAATCAATAGGACTGTAATAATCAAAACCAGATACATACGGTTTTAAAATATATAATTCAACTTCGTTACCATTACCGAAACCAAAAGCAGAAATAGGTTTTGCTTTTTCACTTGGTTTTTTCTTTTTCCAATCAGGATGGTAAAACCATTGTTCTATTTGTCCTTTATCATTACACTTTCCTGCTCTTAATGTGTGCATAGGAAAATGTAAAACTTGCTTTACTTGCTTTTTTTCCATTACAACTTGCATTGCAGCCATTCCTAAAAGTTTGCGTTCTAAAGCTATTTTCTTTAAATCAGCATCCTTTACAATAGACTTCATTTGTGCATATTCATTTGGCTTTTTATTAGAATCTAATGCATCTAATCCTTTACCATAAATCATATTTGCAACACCTGTAATAATTGCACCATTTGTAGCACTATATAAATATCTATTTATTAAATATTGAAAGTAATTATTATCACTTCCGTATTCAATAAAATTATCTTTTTTATTTTCTTCTATTATAGGACTTGTATAAGCACTTAAATTTATTATTGATATATCACTCATAAATTTTAAATTCGTTGTTTGTAACGTTTGCTACGTATTGATTTTGATTAACTGAATAAGTATCTACATTTTGATTTGTACAAAATACTTTATCTTTGTAAACTATGTCATTATTGTTTTT